TAAAAGACACCTACCAATCTTTGCTTAAGTTGGAGGACAACACTATCTTAACTACAACCTCTAAGAACATAACAGACGGATTAGGTAATGCCTCTCCCTTGTATATGAGCACTACAAGGATAGGTATAGGCACAAGTTCTCCTACAAGTACTTTTGAAGTTAATGGAACTACATCTCTAAACGGTCAGTTTGATGTAATAAATGGTGGAGCTAACTTTAGAGTAACAAGTGAGTCTACTAGTTATGTTGCTTTAAAATATAATGCCTCAACGTGGGCTTCTTTTAATGCTAATGATTCTTATTTCCAAGGTACTCAGTTTTACTTTCAAAGTGGTTTAAACTTTAGATTTGCAGGAAGCGGATCTTTTGGTTTTACAGGTAATCCTTCAGCAAGATTACTCGTTAAAGGAAGTGGATCAACTTCAGCAACCACTTCACTATTGGTACAGAATAGTTCTGCTACTACAACTTTCTCTGTTAACGATGCAGGAAATGCAACTATGTCATCGGGGTCAACATTATCAGTTGGTTCAATATCAATTTTTGACGATACAGGCGGTGCAAGAAGTATATCCACTGGGGGGCAAGGATTAATTGTAGGAGGAAATAATAGTAAGGCAACATTTGCAAATAACGGCCTAATTACTATTAATGGCACTGGAAATATTCTTTTTAGACCTGTATATGATGCAGGGGGTATTAGATTAAGTTCTACTTCTAATGCAGGTCCATCTGACAATATTTTAACTTTCATGAACCATCGAAACGATGGTGTTAAATCGGCAGTCATCAATACTACGGATTTTTCAGCATCGGGTAATACTCCTATTAATTTGTTTATTTATGCAGGAAAAGAAACTGTATTAAACAATCAAGGAAATTTAATACTTGCCCACGATGGAACAAATACAAGAGGTAACGTAGGTATTGGAACCAATAGTCCTACCGAGAAATTAGACGTGGTTGGTAATATAAGTTTAGGAAGTTCTTCTACTGTAGGATTAGATAATCTTACAGGAAAGATAACATTTAAAAACGGGGTTCATAATACAAGGATTCAGGTAGTACAAACCTCCGCTTCATTTCCTGAAAACCAAAGATTTGACTTCTACGCTCATACTACAAATTCTGCAACATTTCAGATAGGATTTGATAACATACTATCTAATGTACTACATACCTTTAACGGAAATACCTCAACTCCTGCAAACAAATACCAATCTTTCCTTCACTCTGGTGGCACTAACGAAGGTATTCTTATCTCAGGTGGTACCGATAAGAGAATTAGACTAAGTAGTTACTACATTTCTTTAGAGGGAAACACTAATCAAATCTTCCAAGCTACTGATGGTACAAACATAAGAATGAGAATGCCTGGTAACGGTAATCTTTTATTAGGAACCACTACAGACAATGGAGCTAAGTTAAGAATAGAAGGTGGTGACTTAAGCTTGACAGGTAACCAACCTGTATTCAATATAAATGGTACTAATAGAGGTCGAAGTTATATAAAAACAGACTTAGCGATTGATGGTACTGGTGTATTTGGAGGTATTGGAATGAATACTGATACCTGGTTAACACCTGGATCTGGTAGTGGAGGTTATGCGGGGAATTTTCCAGCTACTATACATTTTAAAGTTAACGGAACTAACCCATTGACCTCAACAAACTCACATTGGTGGGCAGGTGATGGAGGAAAAGGTGCAGGTTATCAATTCCTTACAACCCACTATAGTAGTAAAAATAACTATATTCCAACAGCTTGGTATGGACCTGAAATATCAGGGGGAATTGTAGGTCTTCAACAATTTAACATAGGTTATGAACCTAAGCAATTTGCTGGAGCAGGATTTACTTTTGTAGGTGTAGGTTTATCAGGTGTTGTAACAGATCCATTTACTAGGGTTACTGAGTTTAATCCTATAAGAATAGATTATAGTTTAGCTAGTGGAGGATCAAACATAACAGCTAGAGGAGTTTATTATAAACCTACCTTTACAAGTGTATATCCTTTATTGGTTAATAACGCTTTTGAATCTACTTCAGGTTCATTAGTAATGTCAGGAGAAGCGTCAAGAGTAAGTTCTACTATTGCTAGAGGTGCCTATCTTAACCAAACTTTGAGACCTGCAAACATGACAGGCGACACATTGATTGGCTTAGATATTAATCCTACGTTTACTTCAAGTGCTACTCAGATTTCTACATTTACCTATATTGGAGGAACAGGCTATACATATCAAACTATTTGGGAAAATATTCCCTTAACAGGAGGAACAGGTACAGGTGCCACAGTAAACATTACAGTAGGAGCTGGAAACCTTGTTACTGCTGTTAGTATGGCAAACAGAGGTACAGGATACACAGTAAATGATGTATTGACTTTGCCTGCTCAAAACATGACACAATCTACAGGGTTCTCAGTTACAGTAACTGCTGTAGGAGCATCTACTTATAACTCTTATGGTTTATTAGTAAGAAATGGTAGTGTAGGAATAGGCACTTCTACTCCAACAGCTCGCTTACAGGTTCAGGGAACAGGATCTACTTCTGCCACTACTTCGCTGTTAGTTCAGAATAGTTTGGGTACTGCGGCTTTACAAGTAGCGGACAATGGTAATACAAGTTTAGGAAGTCCAAACTTTAACGATAGATTAGAAGTTTACGGAAATATACTTATTAGAGCCAATGACAGAATACGTTTAGCAGGTACAAGTGATGGTAATACAGCACTTTATGCAACAGGTGGTGCCAATGCCCAAATGAATGTAAAAAATGGTAGTACCTCTGTATTCGATTTTACTTTTGGTACTATTGGTGCAACTACCCGTATGTTAAGAGTTAATTCACACGATAGCACAACTCCGTCTGTTGTAGTTGGAAATAACGCCACATCAGTAGCAAGTGCCGTATTAGTAGCGGAGTCTACTACACAAGGTTTCCTACCACCTCGTATGACAGATGCTCAAATTAGAGCAATCGCTTCTCCAGTTAACGGCTTGGTAGCATACAACACCACTACTGATCACCTTTGTGTTTATCAAGGAGGTGCGTGGGTTAGAATCAATCATTCACCAATGTAAATTAAACAAACAAAATGGCAACCTTATTCAATACAAAAATAAAAGATACCTACCAGTCACTCTTAAAACTGGAAGACAATACTATCCTAACCACTACTACTAAAAACGTAACAGATGGCTTAGGCAATGCTTCTCCTCTATACATGAGTACTACTCAGGTAAGAATAGGTTCTACCTCAGGTAGTGCTATGTACTGGGATAACGTAAACAATAGGTTAGGCATTGGTACTACTACTCCTTTAGGTATTTTACATCTTAAAAGCACTGCTGCTACTACACGTATGGTAATGGATGGTGATGCAGGACAAAGTAAAATTATTACGTACCGTACAGCAGGTCTACAAAGATTCGGATTATACGTTAACAACACTGCTGAAAGTGGTTCTAACGCAGGTAGTGATTTTGCTATACGTGCTTACAATGATGCAGGAACTTTATTGAATACGCCTGTATTTATCAAAAGGAGTACAGGTAACGTAGGTATAAATACAATTACGGGTACTGCTAAATTGCAAGTAGTTGGCAGCGGCTCAACCTCTGCTACTACTTCATTACTTGTTCAGAATAGTGGAGGTAATGCAGCTTTAACAATACTAGACGATAGAACTTCTGCATTTGGAAGTAACGTATCTATAAGTCCTACAGCAGGTGGTACTATCCAATTGGGAGTAGATCCTAATAATATGTTACGTATTACAGACGGAAGTGGTTACCAAAAATTTAATATTTCACCTGGATCATCAGGAGGAGCATTTTCAATTAATGGAGGATCTCAAGGTGGAACTTCTTATAATTCAAGCAATAGTGGACATATTTTTTCTTTTCCATCTTCAAATAATAATGCAGACACAGTAACTATAACAAGACCATTTCGTGGAAATATTAACTTAAGCACAATAAACTTATTAAATATTACATCCACAAATGAGATTGCTTTGTCTAATGCCACTTTACTTAGAGGTCTTTACATTAACCCAACTGTAACAGATTGGGTATCTGTAAGAGCTATTGAGACTACAGCAGGAAACGTAATTTTTAACGGAGGCAATGTAGGTATTGGTACAACAGAGCCTGCTAACAAACTGAGCATAAAACAAGTTGACTCTAATACTTCTATGCTGAGATTAGACTCTGCTTCAAGTGTGGGCTCAAATACCTATCAGGCAGGTATTGATTTTTATACTCGTATTACATTAGCAGGAGGTACTGATTCTTATCCTGTGGGTAAGATATATGGAATAGGTGGTGGTGAGTTTAGACAGGGTAGTCTAAGATTTCAAACTATTATTACTAATGGTGGAAGTTTAACAGATACAATGACTTTGTACCAAGGAAATGTTGCAATAGGTTCTTTATCTCCACCACCTTCAAAACTACTACAAGTAACAGGATTAAAAGACACAGTAGTTGCAGATTTTTCTTCTAATACAGTTGCAAATAACGAAGGCGTATCTATTCAATTAAGTGCTCAATCAGGCAATTATCCCTTAGGTGTAATAAGAGGTATTTATAGTGCCAGCGGTGGGTTCTCTGCTATGACTTTCTCAACAACCAACTCTGCAACTATTACTGAAGCAATACGAATTACTTCAAGTCAAAACGTATTAATAGGAACAACTACTGATTCAGGATATAAACTTGACGTTAATGGAACTTTAAGGTCAGGTATAATTAATTTTACTGCAAACAATGGTAAGATTCAATATTCTACTGATATCTACATGCAATTTCCAGCTCAGGGTGGTCCTGTTGCAGGTGTATTTGCTGATGGAGGATATGGTTGGAATTATTCTAATGGTTCACAAATTTATTCTTATTTGCGTCCTGGAAACGGTACTACAACTCCTTCAACATGGACTTTGTCTGAATCTACAAAATCATTTGGTAGAAATACTTTTCATATTACAACAGATTTAACAAATGCTTCAGGCGGTTCTAGTGTAGGTGAGACAATAACATTACTTAATGTTAATGGAAATAGTCCTACTGCACCCTACGCTTACAGACCTTCTTTAAAAGTAAGAGCAGGTAACTCAGGTACTCATAGTGGAGCAGATCAATACGCAGGATCTGGACATCTTTACCTAGAGTCAGGAGACGCTAACTCAGGCACTGCTACTGACGTTGCAGGTGGTACTATATTCTTAAACTCTGGTAGAGGTACAGGAACAGGTACTCCAGGAAACATTATCTTCTCAACATCTACAGCAACCACTACAGGTACAACCTTACAGACTCTAAGCGAGAGAATGAGGATTAACGGAAGTGGTAACGTAGGAGTAGGAGAAGCTTCACCTACAGCTAGATTACAAGTAAAAGGAAGTGGTAGTACTAGTGCTACTACATCGTTGTTGGTTCAGAATAGTTCGGCTACTACAATTTTAAGTGTTAACGATGCAGGCAACGCAACTATAGGTGGAACACTTACTACAGGTGGGGACATTACTACAGGAAATATTGGTGTTGGAAAAGGTAAATCAACAGGTATTTATAATACTACAATGGGTAACGGACCTTTGGCTTCTGCTACAGCAAGTTCTACTGTTGGTTATACTGTTGCTATTGGAAGAACTGCTGGTTTTTTGATTGCTTCAGGGATAAGGAATGTTATTATTGGTGCTGAAACAGCACAACAAACAGGGGCAATGAGTAACTCTATTATCATTGGGGCACAAGTTTTTGGTGGAGTGACATCAACAATTTCAGAAACTTTGGCAATAGGTACTGGAGATGGTACTGGATATACTTCTACTATATATGCAACAAATATTACCTCAAGTTCACCTAACGTAAGAATTGGTAATAATTATGCATTGACGGCAGCAGTTCCAACGGCACTAAAAGCAAGTGCTATTTTAGAATTGAGTTCTACTACCAAAGGATTTCTACCGCCACAAATGACAACGGCAGAAAAGAACTTAATAGCAACACCTGCGACTGGTCTTATGGTTTTTGACACTACCTTAGCAAGACCTTGTTTCTTTAATGGTGCTACTTGGATAACCTTGTAAAGTAGACTTGATTTAAATTTAAAATAAACTATTTTTGTAAACATACTGTGAAAACTTCCTTCCTACTTTACTCTACGACAACTATCCTAGCTTTCTTAGGAACTTACTTCCTTAATCTAGGAGCAGATAATATAGAACAGTACTTAGCGGTAGTTGCTGTTATTTTTATAGATGGCTTCTTTGGAGTATGGGCAGGAACTAAAAAGGTTGGTTTTCAGACAAGAAAAGCACTTAAGGTACTTCAGACTTTGTTTGCTTGGGTACTTATACTTACGGGTGTCTTGATGATTGAGAAGGGGTTTGAAGGCACTTTTTGGCTAAGCGAAACTTTATGTGCCCCCTTTATTGTTTTTCAGTTGATAAGTGCGCTTAAGAACGCTCATACAGTAGGAATCATAGACAACAGTGTACTCTCTCAGATCTTAGAGAAGATAGATAAACACAAGTTCAACCACAACAACGAAAAATAAATTAACTTAAATTAACTTAAATTAACTTAAATTAACTTAAATTAAACCTAAATGAAAAATACAGATCTATATCTTAAGCCAGGAACATACATAAAAGCCTCTACTACAACAGGAGATGTTAGTGGAATCTCTTTAGAGAACTTTGTAGTAAGTGTCTTAAACAATCCTACATGTTGTCCTAAGCCTCCTGGTTCACCAGATGGTATGCTTATGACAGCTCTTGCTTTATATCCTACGTTACAGACAGTAACAGATTTCTTAGGTAACAGTAGTGCTATTCAACTATCTACACTTAGATTAGGTATTAGGTCAGATTCTTCTGTAACTACACAAACTAGTTCTGTAATCCAAGCAACTACTACTAATGCTAACTTAGTAATCGCTCCTAATGGTGCAGGTGCTTTAGTTGCACGAATTCCCGATGGAACTGCTGTAGGTGGTAACGCAAGAGGAAATAATTCTGTTGATTTGCAAATTTATCAATCTACAACTGGCGTTGCAAGTGGTGATATTAGTGTGTGTGGTGGTGGTAGGGCAAACACAGCGTCAAACAATTATAGCGTTGTTAGTGGTGGTTATTCAAATATTTCAAGTGGACAATTTTCTTATGTCGGTGCTGGCACATCCAACACAGCATCCTCAAACTATTCCACAGTCTCAGGCGGACAATCAAACGTAGCATCTACAAATACACACGCTACGGTTGTAGGTGGGCAAGGGAATACAAGTTCGGGGCTATATAGTATCAGTGGGGGAACTACAAATACTGCAAGTGGTTCTAGATCTATTTCATTAGGAGACTCAAACACTGCAAGTGGATATGGTGCAGTATGTATAGGTTTATTAAATACTGGTACGGGCCAATATTCATTTTCAATTGGTTTTAGTTCTGCATCTTATTTAGAATCTCAATTTTCTCTAGCATCTAATAAGTTTTCATCAAACGGAGACGCTCAACAATCTCTATTAACTGCCCGTAATTCATCAGCATTAACAACGGGTGCAACATTAGCACTTTCTTTAGATGGAACAGGTACATCAAAATTAATTATTCCAAACGGTAACAACCGTATGTGGAACGTACAGGTACGATGGGTTGCAGTTGTTACAGCCATTACAGGAACTGCTACAGGCGTTACTGTTGGTGATACCAAAACTTCTACAGATTTATTGGCAGTTGCTAAACGTAGTGGCACTACTACAGTTTCTGCTCATACCTCAGCAGGTACTCACGCCATTGAAACTACAGCAGGTAGTTTAACGGCTGTAAATATCGCTTATACTGCAGGTGCATCTCAAGAAATGGCTATCACATTCACAGGGCCAACGTTTGTAGGTGGTGGTTCTGTTACTATGCGAGTAGTTGCTGCTATATCACTTACTGAGGTTGCGTATTAATTCACTAAATTTGAAAATATAAAATTATGGCACTATCAATAAACACACAGATTACAACCGATGAAGGATTTGAGGTATCAAATGCCTTTGGTTACTTGAACATTTTCATTCTTGCTCCTCAGTCTAACTGGGTGAACTTGTCTTACTTTAAATCTGAAGAAGATTGGGTGGCTGGAAAGTCTCCTTTAAACGTATCTTCTTTACCTAATCAAGTACAGACAGAGTTAACTTCAGAAGAGTTCTGGGGTGCTTCTTTAGCTACTTTGATTCATGAGAAGTGTAAGACTAAGATTGAAGAGGTTACAGGAGAAGATTCCGTAAGCGTTCTTTCTGCTTAATTATCATATAGATTAAATAGATAAAATTATGACAACTTACAATTGGACAATCACTAACCTTTACACTAAAACAGTAGAAGGTTTGGAAGACTACGTAGTAACTGCTGTATTCGAAGTAGAAGGCGTAGATGGAGAATTCTCTTCTATCGTTAATGGAAGTCAAGTATTTACCGTAAAAGAAGGAGCTGAGTTTGTTCCTTACGCTAACTTAACTGAAGCAATCGTAGTAGAGTGGATTAAAGAAGAGTTGGGTGAAGAAGGTCTTGCTCCCATATATTCTCATATCGAAGAAAACATTGAAAACCAAAAGAGTCCTGCAGTAGAACCTGTAGTTACTCCTTTGCCTTGGGCTTAAACTAATTAAGGGGGTAAATAGCCCCCTTTTTTCTTATGAAAAACCTATCCATTAAACTTAACTTTATCTTCTTCTTTGCTATTGTCTACCTTTTATACAGGTATGAATACGTACAAGAACAAGACACCAATCAAGTAATCTCTTTTATAGATTCTATTGATAAAGCAAACGATACTTACTTTGAGAAGATAGACTCTTTAGAGCATATCAAACACGAAGAGTATAGAACTTACGAAAAAATCACCTTAAAGTATGACACCATTCAAATCGCTATTGACACTATGCCTGACATTGACGGCACAAAGTATCTACTCACAATCTCTAGACAGCTTACCGCTAAAGGAATTGAATAACGAGTTCCTTAAGGGAATTCAAGCAAGAGAGAGAGTAGTCAGTCTTAAAAAGATAGTTAAGACTGACAGTGTACAGTTATCTTTATATAAAGATTCTATTATTCCTAACTTTAGATTAGCTCTAGATACCGCTAAAGTAGAGATAGTTCGCTTAGATACTAAAGTTAGATCTCAAGCAGAAACTATTAAAACACTTAAAAATGTTTTGAAAGGTGGATTAATTGCTATAGCTTTGTTAACCATAGGGTTAATACTTTAACTCTCTGCCTATGATCCCAATCTCTAAACAGATTGTTCAATATTACATTGACAATCCAAATACAACCGAGACAGCTGTTGAAGTTGCTATCCGCTTCAACTATCAGCCAGAAATAAACAATCTTCTAAGAGGAAAAAGAGTTCGTGACTTAAAGAGAACAGCAATGGCTCATCTACTTAGGGAGGATTCTTTGTATCAGCCAAGTGCTAATTCTCCTGTGTTATCTAACTATACTCTAGGAACTTACGATGAAAACTTAGATAAAGGTACTCTAGAAGTATCTAAACTAGTCTCAGAGCAACCTAGATCTGCTGAAGAGATCATCCAGATCCACAAAATAGATACTACTAAGTGGAGATTAGTACAGTATTGGAGTAAAGAAAAACAATCAGGTTGGCTAGTGTCAGCCTTATTTGCTTCTATAAAGCCTGAGGATAGTTTACCTCAAGACATTGAAGACGTTCTAAGAGAGGTTTTCTTAGAATCTAACATAAGTCCTTGCCCTACTCCTAAGAAGACTCCTGTGGCCTCTAAAAGAGCTTTATTTGTTTATATGAGTGACAAGCATGTAGGAGCGCTTACTCACCCTAACTCTATTTTCAACAACGACTACAACGAAGACATCTTCGAAGTAAGAATGATGAGAGTATTAGAAGAGATAGAGAAGCAAGTAAAGATTTATGGAAGACTAGAAGATCTTTTTATTTGTGATTTAGGAGATTCATTAGATGGTTGGAGTGGATTAACTACTAGAGGAGGACACCAACTACCTCAAAACATGAACAACAAGGAGTCTTTTATGACTTACCTTTATGCTCACAAAAGATTTTTTGATGAATTGCAAGAAAAGAATCTTGCAAATAACATCCATGCTATTATGCAGACAGAGGACAACCACTCAGGTTCCTTTGGTTATATTACAAACCAAGCACTCACTCTTTATTTAAATACAGCTTATCCTTTTATCAAAGTAACGATAATGGAGAAGTTTTTAGAACACTTTGATTATGGCAAACACACGTTTATCTTTACTCATGGCAAAGATTCTGAGGATCTTAAGCATGGTCTTCCCCTTTTCTTAACAGAAAAAGCAGAAAATTTCCTTAATAAATACATAGATCATCACGGTCTAGGAGAGAATAAAAATATTTCGATAGTAAAAGGAGACTTACATACAGAGAGTATGCAACAAGTCTATAAGTTTAGATACCGTAATGTTCTTTCTATGTATGGCTCTTCTAAGTGGGTAATGAATAACTTTGGTCCAGGATATCCAGGAGTTTCATTTGATTTAGTAGAAAAAGATACGGATTTAATATATTCGTTTTATATTCGCTTTAAATAAAGTTAAATAAAAATAAAAAAGTTATGATTACCCTAGCAGATATAGATAAATTAAAAAATAAGTTTTACTTAGACTCAGAAAAAGATGGGCTAGGAGTAAGACCTAACGTAATACTAATCACAGAGGATCAGTTTGAAGAGATACTGGAAGAAATGGGTGTAGAAGATGAAGAAGATGTTACAATAGAAAGCATACTAGGAATGGATGTGGTTATAGCAAATGGTTTAGAATACCCAAGACTGCTAAGACTTTAAATCTGAGTAACTTTAAATACTACAGAGTAAGAATCCGTATTATTGTTGTCTACATAGACAGTAGGAACACTTCCTCCTACAAATCCTGAAGTAAAATTCAGAATTACTCCCCCTCCTATTGTTGTTACACCTGCCTGGCTTATACTAGATTGAGGAGTAGCTGCGTTGTTAAAAGTTGCTACATATACTCCTGCTTCTTGTTTGTCTTGAGTTACGTCATTAACAGCGTAGTACTCTATTTTAAGTAAACCTACAAAGAATTGAGTAGCAGATTGATACAGAATAGTATTACTAGACAATCCATTTACTACTACAGTAGTTGAGCTACCTCCACCTCCACCACTTCCATTAGAAGCAGCAGTAATTCTGCCTTGAGCATCTACTGTAATGTTAGAATTTGTATAAGAACCTGCAGTAACTGCAGTATTGGCTAGAGAGATGGTTCCACTTGCTGTTATTGTTCCTCCGCTTAATCCTGTTCCTGCTGTGATAGAAGTAACAGTACCTAAGTACTGATCTCCACTTACAGGAGTATAACCAAGAGCATTAGTAACATCAGTACCTGTTAAGGTAATAGCACCTGTTCTTGTGTTAAAGCTTGTAACGAAGTTTGCTGAGTTAAAGCCTATAGTTACATCTCCAGTACCAGAGTTAGCACCTGTGCTACTAATGGTTAAAGGAGAACTAACTATAAGTTTAGTAATCAAAGCCTCTCCAGAGGTAGAAACGTTTATGTCGCTTCTACCTACAGAGGAATTTTCAATAAGGGAACCACCAATCTGAGTTCTAGCCATATTTAAAGTTTAAATATTAAAATCAATTAAGGTTTGATATAAGAGATACGAAGTTTATCCGTAGAAGTAGGAGTAAACAACATAGTAATGGTAAAAGGAGATAAACTACCTACTGTGTAATCATTACCTACACCAGGCTCCATCAATACACCATTCAAGTAAACATGTTCAGCTCCTGCAACACAAGCACCTGTAACAGTAAATACAGTAGCTACACCATTAGGCAAAGGAGTAGGTGTTTCTCTTGTAGCAAAGTTAGAGATGTTTAAAGTTCCTGAAGGAAGATCACCTACGCTTAAAGTAGTACCACTAGTAACTCTACCTTTTGCATCTGTAGTAACCTTGGTATAAGTACCTGCAGTTCCAACACTTGCTAAAGTCAAAGCAATTGAAGTAGTTCCTGAACCTGTAGCATCTCCACTAACAGTAATAGTTTGGTTAGCAGTAATGTAGTTAGGAGTCCAGTTTACCCACTTGTTAGTTCCACCGCCTGTATAACGAAGTAATTGTCCATCAGCAGGAGTTGTAATAGTTACATCACTAAGTCCGCTTAGAGCACTGATCAAGTTAATAGCTGTATTAGTTACACCTGTTACACGACCTTTAGCATCTACTGTAAATACAGGAACCTGAGTTGCACTACCATAAGTACCTAAAGTTACACCTGAGTTAGCAAGAGTAACTGCAATACCTGTAGCTCCTGTACCTGTAACGTCACCAGACAATGTGATTGTTTGGTTACCTGTTAAATAAGTACTAGTATCAAGTGCCCAAGTGTTAGCTGCAGTCTTCTTCAAGAATCCTGTTGTTCCACTTAAAGTTGCAATTGCACCTAAATCGGGATCATACGCTTGAACATCAGTTCCAATAGCAAGACCTAAAGAAGTACGAGCAGCACTAGAGTCAGCAGAAGCAATTAGAGTACGACCAAAAGAAGTCAAACTAATAACAGCTGTTGTATCTAACCCAGTAAAGTAGATCATTGTATCAGGAGCAGTAACAGCTCCAGCCAATGCAGTTAAAGTAGCATCTAAAGGTTGCTTAGTATTTAACTGAGATTGAATAGCTGAACTAACACCTGTTAGGTAACCTAATTCTGTAGAAGTAATTGCACTTACTCCTACTTTACCACTACCATCAGAAACCAAAGCTCTGCTTGCAGTCAAGTTAGAAGTAACAATAGAAGAAGCACCTCCTGTAACAGCTGCCTGTGCTCTAGCATCTAAGTAGTAAAGGTTAGAACCTTCAGCAATATCAGAAGTAGTAGCAGAAGTAGCAGCAGTAGCTCTACCGTAAGTATCAAGAGTAACTTTAGTAAAGGTACCTGCACTTACACCAGTAGTTGCTAAGTCAATGTTATCTGCGTTAACAACAATACGGGCAGAAGAAGCTGTACCTACGTCAAAAGTAAGACCTGTTTTAGTTAAACCTGCTCCTGCAGTATAATCGGCAGCTCCTGAGAACTGAGAAAATACAATACTAGTACTACCTAAAGTAATAGGTCCAGGAGTACTTTGTACCCAACCTGTTGCTTGAAGAGTAGTTCCACTCTGTACAAAGTAGAAAGCGTTTACTAGCTCTGTTCCTGCATCTGAATCTGTAGAACGAGCCCAAGCACCTGCAGCTACATCATAAACACCGTTCTGAGTAGTTGTAGTTTGGTTCTTTACAAGAACACGGTCACCTGCAATAACAGAAACACCATCAATAGTTTGTGTTCCACTTAAAGTAATGTTTGCAGTTGTTGCTACTCTTACTGCAGTTTTAGTACTCAAACCTTGAGCAACTGAATCTACGTAAGCTTTGGTAGCTGCATCTGAGTTAGAAGTAGGAGTTCCTACGTTAGTTACTTTGAATCCTCCCAAAGACTGATCTGCTGTAAAAGCTACTGATCCATCTTTTTTGACAAAGTTAGCTCCATCTGCAAGTTTCGAACTTGCTATGGCTGCGGATGCATCAATATCACTATTTATGATAGTTAACGCATCCAGTTGCGACTTTTTAATTTTAGTTAATGCCATTGTATTTAGTTATTTAGTTCTTTAGTTCTTTCTATTAGATTATTTGATATTCTACAATTAGTTGATCAGAAGGTACAGGGGCATATACAAGGCTTACTTGACTTACTCCTGCTTCTATATAATCATAACCTGCTCCTCTAGTTAATCTTTGTCCGTTTAAGAATACCCTTGTAGTACCTGCAACAAAGTTAGAACTAGTATTAAAGTTAGTATTACTTCCGTTCTTGGCTCCTGATAGATTATAATCGTAGTCTATCTTAAAAGCGTTAAAACTAGGACTCCAATTTTCCCACTGACTAGTAGCTGAGTTAAATCTAAGCAACTGTCCATCTGAAGGGGTAGGAGTAGTTACATCGTTTAAAGCATTAATAGTAGTAGGTGGGGTAAAACCTAAGGCTGTAGTTACATCGGAAGAGTTAAGGACAACAACACCTGTCCTTGTGTTAAAAGAAGTAACTCCTCCACCACCTCCGCTTACTGTTTTCCAAGTACTATCATCTGCTAAGAACTTAGTTCCTGTTCCTGAAGAACCTGAACCTAATCTATTGACGTTAATCGTACCAATAGTAATGTATCCTGCATCAAATAAACGATAAGCTAAGGGACCATTACCACTTACAGGTGTAGCAAAAACATAGCCAGAAGGTAACAATACTATTCCAGCTACGGAAGTCTGTGCATATGCCTGTAATTCTGCTTGGGATAAGGGATTATTAGCCATTAGATATGGAAGGTACAGATTACTGCACAGTAATTGTTATTACAAATATAATAGATTAAAAAAATAAAGAAAGGGGAACTTTTGATTCCCCCTCCTGGTTGGTTAAAAAAACTAAATAAACTAAAAACTAAAAACTAAAAAACTAAAATTACTAAAACTACTTAACCTCCTGTGGTCCTCCTGTTAGGCTAAAGAAAGCAAGAATTTCTTCTTTTGACTTCAACTCTAATACTATAGGCTCACTGGTGGTTTCAAATTTAGTAATTTTTACTGGAACTTTTTGCTTAGTAGCAGGATCAATTTTATATTGATAGTCTACAGGGTTAAGTTTGTCAGCACTTCCTTCTAGAACAATAGCTAAGCCATCATCTGTAGGGTAGGTCATTAAGACCTTACTGAGTTCGAAGGAGTAACCTTTCTTAATGATAAGTTCCATCTCTTCTCCACTCTCGATTTTTTCTCTTTCTGTGTAATAGAATAACATATTTTTATTTTTAATTGATTACCAAGTGAAAGCAATATCGGTATCTCTTACCATGATTCTTTCTGCACCATCTACTTCTACTAGTTCAGCAGACTGAAGATACATTAAGTTTACGTACACTACATCGCCTACTTTTACGTTGGTTACTTCTTCTCCAACAGTATGAACTTCTAAGTGCTTTAAACCTATTAGTTCTTTCATGTTCATTTCTTCTTCCATCTCTGGTGTAAGTTGGATAAGTCTTTCTTCTCTCTTAGGACGATTAAGTAATACTCTGTGTCCAAATAATTTTATGCTCATTTTTCTTTTTGTTTTATTTTAGTTCTGCTTTTACTACATCTAGACCTGCAGCAATCAAGAGTTCTAGTCCTGATCTATCTCTGTAGTCTTCAATGTATACAAATGTAACGATTCCACTTTGAATTACCAACTTAGCGCAATGCACACAGCATGCATGAGTACAGTACATAGTTGCGTCTTCTGTACTTATAGGACTCTTGCATGCTTTAGTGATTGCATTAGATTCTGCATGTAACACGTACTCAAGAGTTACATTGTTTACTTCACAAACATTAGGAAATCCTGAAGGTGTTCCATTATAGCCAAAGGAGATAATGTTTCCATTCTTTACAATAAGAGCCCCTACTTGGAGTCTTTCACAGTAAGATTCTTGAGCAATTCTTTTAGTTAAATCTAAGTAAAGAAGTGCTTTATCTCCTACTGCTGCGTTGTAAATGATTGGTATCTTATGCATTATTTTTGTTTACTAAAAATTCTTCAGGTGATATAAATCTACAAGCTTCTTTAGGCACTCGGTAGAAATAATCTGTTCCCGACCTTTCTGTAGTATTAATATCTAATACTTCTAAATAATCAGTATTGTAAATTTTATCTGACCTAATCATTAATGCTCCATAGGTTTTACTACTTATGATAGTATAAAAAAAGTAATGATCCTTATGAAATTTCTTTTTTCTTTCTAAAAAAGATACTGTAGAAAATGGAAAGTCTTTCTCAGAGGTAAAGCTAGTATTTTTCATCTCTACTTCAAAGTGTTCTGTCTTACCATCTTTAGTTGCTATTATATCTATTTTGTAGTCTTCTTTTTCTTTAGGTTCTACTGTCCAGCCATGATGAACTAGGAAGTTTACTAAGAGTTCTCTTCCTAGTTTATCATACTTATCATATTGATTCTGGACAAATTGCATAACTTAAGTCAAATACTCTTCAAATCTATAAATTTCTTTTGGTAAATCCATATCTATGTCATTAAATTTTATATTTCTATGAAACAAAAGTTTATAATCTTCAGACATGTCATGGAATCTATTCTGTTTAAACATCTCAATGTCTCTTCTGTAGATAGAATTAACTCTAAAGACGAACATTATCTTATCTTCTACCTCATAGTAGTCATAGAAAGAGTCAAAGCTGGTAATCTTCTTCTGGAATTCCTCAAAGGCAGCTTTGTCTGTAGGTTTAAACAAATAAAAAAGACAGTATAAATACTTAGACTTGTATCCGTAGTCATCTACATAAACATTAATTAAGCCGAAGTTTAACAATACTCTCAAAGACTCATCACCCCTTGCTGTAAATATCAAGGGGCTTAGAAATCTTGTAGTATAGTTTAAACTCGTATCCACTACTTTCTTATACAATTCTGATTCCATTGTTTCTATAGTCTTCTCTAGTATAGTTCCACAAATCACTGTCAATATGCCAACGTAAACGTTCTAGGGCTTGATGAAAGCCTTCGTAACTCTTACCTTGATATACTCCTCCTTCTTTACCTACTGTCATTGCTTCATCTGAGAGTTCATAGATAAGCGGACTACCAGGGAATTTTTGGCTTTCTACCAAGAACCTAAAGTTCTTAACAGTTAACCCTTCTCCATAGATACTTGTATCTGTTTGCTTTAAAGCTTCTGTATAGAATGCTCCTTGAAGATCATAACGATACTTCATAAGAGTGTCTGTCCAATAGTTTAAAGAAGTAGTAGTAGTCTTTAAGTCAATAGGATATAAAAACTTATTGTCTAGGTCCACAACTACTAAGTCTAAAAGAGCCTTACACTCAAATCCCAAGTACTCAAAAGTAAGGGCCTGTTGTGTAAAGATTTTATATTGGTCATTGCCTAAGATAAACTTAGAACTAAAGGGATGATTCTTAAGAGATTCTACCAGATTATAGATTGTAGCTAATTGTGCTGGAGAAATTACTTTTCTTCCATCTGCTTCAATTAAGTGATCATAATAGGCTTTACCTTCTTTTTCGAATCTTTCTCTTACCTTAGCAAGAGTATCTCTTTTAAACCCTACAGTCTCATAAGCGATTTGTTCTGCATTGGAATCATGTCTATTGATAAATAGGTTCCATACAAAGTCTCCCATCTGAGCTGTTGGTCTTTCTACTGTGCTGATTAGGAATTCTTCTTGGAAGACTTCTTCTCCTTGTGTAATAATTAAGTCTACTCCATCTCCTATCAATGTTACATCTGCTGGTTCTTCTGTGTCAGACTTAGGATCGTAATTATAGTATAGGTTAGGATGTTGTAGGATTTTTTTAAGCCTACTTTGGCTTACTGCTCTACTGCTTAGGTAATCTTGATTTAAAATCATTTCTTTTTCTCAATTGATACGGTTAAAACAAACCAAAGAAAGCATAAGTGTATATTAAAGTCATATAATGAAGATGTACGACTTATGCTTATTGTTGGTATAAAATAAAAGAACCAATAAGGATAACCTCGTTGTCCTCTGGTTCCATAAAAGAAGTTATTTAGTTGAAATTTCATGATGTGTAATTAATTTTTGCTGTAGGTGTGTGTAGATTTCATTAATTTTTATAAAAAATTGTTCTTGTGTTAAGTCTGATTTAACGATGTTGCAGTATTTACAACAAGGAATACAGTTATCGGGAGAGTAGTGTTTTGTGGAATCTATTCTATCTATTCCGTTTCTTACAATTTTTATGTTTTGTACTATTTTATTTTTACCAAGTGTTATTTCTTTTGGGGGTTGTCCACAATAAAAACAGTTTCCTTTAATCAGCTTTTTAAAATCCTCTAAAGACAGTAGATTTTTAATTCGGTCTTTTGATTTTTTGCATCGACCCACAATAGATAGATTATATAACCTTTCAATGTCTGACTGTCTCCTAGTGCTTTGTGGTCTTTCCTTGTATCCACAGACTGTACATTTTTTAATACCTTGCTTAGTAATTAAGTCAGTGGTTGTCCTTTGAGTTATTGATCCACATTTACATTGACATGTCCATAAAGCCCTTATAGTTCTTTTTCCCGTACTAGAGGTGTATATTTTTCTAAGAGGCTCATCCTCTAATACAGTAAAATCTCCATAAACATCTCCTTTTTTAAGAGGTTTGACTCTTGTTTTACCTGCTTTGATTTCATTCATTTTATTAAAAAACCCTTCTTTTAGTCTTTGATCTATTAACTCTTTTGCACTACAAGGTTTACATCTTTGTAAAGCTATACCCTCATTATTTTTTGGGTATTTTTTATATTTTGTAGCATTGTACTGAATCATTCGATATTTTAGACAAAAGGGACAACCAACTTCTACATGTTTGTATTTACTTTCTTGCATAACTTATGTATATTATACGTAAATATACACATAAATCATATATTATGCAAGGACTTTTTATAAAAATGTACCCAAAACATCATATTACAAATCACATGATGAGCGTGCAGCAACTTACTTTCTTTGTCTACAAACTCGCCTTTCATCATTTCTATTAAATGCCTTTGCGCTGAATCTAAAATAGATTGTAGTTCTAATCCTTTCTTCCAGTTATTTTCTCCTGAGCTACTTAGTTTGTAACCTTGAGGGAATTTTGGATCTTTTTTTGCTTCTAAACCATTCACAGAGGTTTCTTCTTCCATTGAATAAATAGAGTATTTTTCAGCTCCAAATTCAAGCACCTCAACTAACCCTTCTAAAGATTCAAAGTCTACTAAAGACCATTGTCTCTTTCCTGTGTTGTAACGTAAAGCTTGTTCAGTCATGATTAACGCATTAAAGCACCTGTAGTAGTTTTAGGAGTAGCATCTACTGGTTTTACAGTTAAGACAACTCTTCCAAACTTCATTGAAGATAGTTCAGTAACTACACAAGTTACTCCATTGCAGTTAACAAGAGTACCCAATTGAATACTTTCGCTTGATTCATGGTCATTGTAGGTAACAATGTTGTCACCATAATGATAGTTGACATCAGGTAAGCCCACGGCTTCCACTCTGTCTGTTTCTGTTCTTGGTTCTATTATATATAACATAATTTTAGTTTAATTAATTTAATTAATTTAATTCAGGTACAGGTACTCCTAGGGTATCTGTTGCAAAGTTAATTACTTGCTTAATAAATTCATTAACTTCTTCTTTTTTTCCTTTAGAAAGTGAGAGTGGTGTTTTGATAAATTGACCTTGGAACATAATCTCCTCGTAGAAGAACTTGTCCTTAAGATAAGTGACTACCTCTTCTTTGGTGTATACTTCGCCTGTAAGGGCTTCAAATCCTCCTCGGATGATAGGTACTAGGGTGCTGTAGAAATAAGCTAACTGAGGGTTTGTTTTCTTAGAATCTAATCTAGTTATACAAACTTCTACATCCACCGCAGGATCTCCTTTTGTCAATTCTCTAAAGTACGACTGCATCAACTCTCTATCTCCCTTAAGATGAATAGTTCCATCTATGTTAAGGGAGAGAGTAGCTGGTATATAGATACGGTTAATCATTGTTTAATTATTGTTTATTATTATTCTGCTGCCCAACCAAAGAGTACATACTCTCCTTGACGTTCATCACTACTAGGCTTGTAATTTACAAAGGCTACATTTTTCTCGCCTTCTTTTAAAACATTAACTCTAGTAACGTGAGTACTAATCTTAGTAAGTTCTGTGTAGTCTCTGGCAATCTTAATTGCTCCTGCTTGTAATGGATGACTTCCAATAAGTCTTCCTTCTGCATGTACTTCGTATCTAGTTTCCCAAATACGTCTACCTACCTGAGGAATTATTTCTACTTGGCTTTTAATCTTGTTGCTGTTTAATTTAGGTTCTACAGTGCAGATACCCCAACAATCTCTTTTATCCATAACGTCTTCTGCAGATTCAATAAAGGCACTTAGTTTCTTGCCTGACTCTTTAAACTTCTTAGTAACGTCTACAAAACCATTAGTTGTACTAATGGTTCCATTGTACGGATCATTACCGTACTCATCAATAGCATCTTCTACTAATTGATTATAAGCTTCCTTCATATTAGGAGCTGTTCTTTTGTAATAAAATGTGGTTGATCCCATAATTTTTAGTTTAGTTTTGTTTTTGTTTTTCTAATTCTTCTAATTCTTCTAATAATAAAAATGCCAGTTCTTCGTCTTCTGCAATTTGATTTAAATCTTTCTTTTCTAGATATCCGTCTAGAATCTTAATAAAGTGGGCATTCTTTGCCTTAGCTTCATTAATCGCTTTCTTTAAATCAGGATTAACAAACTCACGAATGAACTGGTACTGTGTATTTAATGCTCTCGCTAGGAGATAAGTTCTTCTTACCTCCTTAATTTCTTCATCTTTCATTACTTACTCCAATAAGGCGATATACAAGGATCTGCTTTAAGTGGTACTCTCGTACAAAACTTAGCTCCTGAATCTACCATTGATTTTTCTAATTGTGCAGCAACTTGTTGCACAATCTCCTCAGGGGACTCTACTAGAATCTCGTCATGAATTACGTTGACAATCTTAACTTTAAATAAAAGATCATTAGGTACTAGATACCTTGACCAAAAGTAAACACATGCTAGTTTAGTTATCTCTGCAGATTCTCCTTGTATTCCATAGTTAAGGGACATTCTTTCTATGTCTCCCCTTTTGCTAAAGAATTTAGAAACTTTCTCTTTCATAGCAACTGCTGTAGGAGTGTTTGAATTCTTGATCTTTTTATATCTTTCCCAGAAGTCTTTGTCTAGTTCGTTTTTAACTTGTAAAAACTCATCGTAATAATCTACGTAGGATCTCTTGCCTGTAACAGGAGAGATTAATACATAACCATTCTCAATTCCGAACTTCTTAGTTTCGTCAAAGTATGCTTTAAGTCCAGGAAATGCTAGAAAATAGGATTCATAAATTTTATTACCTTGTTCTACGCTTAGTCCTAGTTGTTCTGCTATACCTATTCCTGACCCTCCATAGTTAATAGCAAAGCCAGCTACCTTAGCAGCCTGTCTTTTCTCTTTGTGTTTCTTTTTAATCTCGTTTAAATCCATTCCATCCAACTCTTCATACATCTTAGAGGCAATAAAAGCGTGCATGTCACCCAAATCTTTATCATAGAACTCAAGTAAGTTATCATCCAAACACTTGTTTACTAGTACAATCTGTTCTTGACCTGTATAGTCACAGCCTACTAGTGAGTTTCCTTCTTCTGCTACAAAACAACTACGTGTTTCTTCATCTGAGGGAATGTTTTGGAAGTTAAAGTTCTTGGTTGTTCCTGACTTACCTCCACTAGATAAGCGACCTGTGTTCATCAACTGTTTGAACTGAGTGTGTATTCTACCGCTTATAGGGTTGATTTGCTCAATCCAGTTATAACCATAGGTGCCTATGTCTTTTTGGGCTTCTTTAAAGGAAAGATAAATCTTAATAATAGGATGTTTGTCTTGAAACTTTACTAAGTGGTTTGCTTCTATTGTATGCTTCTTAACTCCTTTGTCAACTACAGTAGTATTTACTCCAATAGTCTCAAAGAACTGCACTACCTGAGAAGGTGAGTTCCAGTTAATCTTGACTTTGTTTTGACTAGAGAAAATATCTAGCTGATAGTCAATAAATTTATCCATGTTGTTAAGAAAGATAAACTCATTCAACATTCTAGTAGCTGCATCTGCTTGAGTCTGTACTTTGTGAATCTTGTTAGTCCACTTATCTACGTCTAGCTTCATACCACAATACTCTATGTAAGCTAAAACTAAAACAAAGCGATTATCTAACTCGATTGATACTTTAGCACCAGCAGCAAATAGAATTGTCTCTTGAGCATCTTTAATAGCATGTAGGTATTTTACGTCATAAGCAGAATACTTTACAAAGCCTTCTGTCAGATTGCCTGTAATGTGTTTTCTTTCCTCTTTGTCTAATATAACTCCGCAATGTAGTTTTACACAAGCAGCTAAGGAACACCTATGACTTTCTATACCCAAACGAGATGTTTTTTCGCCTAAAAAGGTATCGTATACCTTAGTTGGTACAATTCTCTGATGATATAAGAACTTTAAATCAAACTTTAAGTTATGACCAATGACTCCTTGAGTCTCTAAGAGCTGTTTGTAGTCATTGATATCAATCGTAGTCAAGTCAACTACAAACTGATTGTCATTGTCACCTAGCTGAAGTGTGTATAGCTTACAGGTATATGCATCAAATCCAGAAGTTTCTGTATCTATAGCAATCCACTCTAGGTCTTTAAGGTAATCTAATGATTCTTGTACTGTGCAGAGAGTTATATCAGGTAGGGAAATGTTTTGTTTTGTTACTAGATAAATCATTTTAATAAGGGTTCCACTATCTTGTTATAATCCTTTAATGCTTGGTGTAACTTCTGATACTTCTGATCTTGGCTATAGTTCCCCTGTTCGATATCTGTAAGGCAGGTTCTATAAACGTCATAGATAAGTTTTCTATCGTAGTTACTTAATTTCAAAATCTTATTAGAAAGCTGTAGCATATCTTCCGTAGTATCAGTTCCCCATATCCTATTTAAAGACTTACCTAAGTTCCACACGTGGTGAGGAGTATATAGATTACATCTAGGACAAGCAGGCAAAAGATTAGTTAAGTGGTAGCGAGTAGCAACCTTAGTTCTACCTACAAAGTGAGCACACTGTAGTCCTTTAGGATCTAGTGTGATTTCACAAGCATGGCATTTATTAATATGTGCTCCTCTAACTAACCAAGAAGTTATCTGGTCTAGTTTACTTTGACTGATTGTTTCTTTTTCTAATTTACGCTTAATCTCTTTACGAACTTTCTGCTTTTCTTTCTTGTCCTTCATTACACACGTAGCACATAACCTCTTTGTTTTGTTGGCTATGGCTTTTACCTTCCCACAGTCTGAACAAGGCTTTTGAATTTCCTTAGGTTCAGGTATTCCTTTGACTGGAATCTTTTTTGTTGTTGTTCTCTTTAACATAGTATACAAATATAATAAAGAAAAGGGGATCTAATGACCCCCTAATCTTATTTGGCATGCAAGAGACAGTTACAAAGATAACTCAGGTGTGTAGAGAGGGGTGTAGGTTTCAGAAATTAATTCTAAGCCTCTGTTGTTAATGTTGTAGGCAGTTCCGTGAATTAGAGACTCACGCTTAGCTTCAATACTCTTATGTCCCATCATATAGTTAGTGAAACGAGTAGTAGCATTAAACAAAGCGTAAGCTGTGTTCTCGTGTGTCTCATATTCGGTAGTTAAAGCTGTTCTAAAGTCGTTGATACGATTTTTACCCCTAGAAGCTTCACCGTCTCCTCCTATAATGTTAATGATAAATTCATCTGTAACTGCTTCAGGAATGTAAATCTTACTAAGTTCTACTAGCTTTTCAATAAACTGTTCTTCTTGAGTAAGAGAGTTTTGCAACTGAGAGATGATTAAGCCTAAACGCTCATGAGAATTCTTAGTATGTCTTACACGTTGAGAGTCTCTAAGAGCCATATAAAAAGTATTAGAGCATACTACAGTTACGTTAGTAGTTCCAAAGCCCATAGGAGCACTACCATCATGTGAAGTAAGAGCTGTTAAGAATCGTTTGTTAAAAGATCCTCCAATCTGTACATCTGTTAAAGGAAACTGATAATAAACCTTTTGTCCATTCCCCAGAAACCCACCTCTTTCCCCAGAAATATTAACTCTAGCGGCAGCTTCTAAAAGCATATCAAGGATTTCTTCATTCTGAGTAGGAACATATTTAGATCCTACTACACCAAGACAATTATTGTTGTCTTCACGGAATACTCCATAAGCAGGAGTAGTTTCTCCATCAGGACCAAACAAAGGTTTCTTTGCTACAGTCCAATTCGTTCTAGATGATTCTAGCAATTGTTGTTTGTTCATAATTTAGTGGTTTGTTTTTTAATATTTTCGATAAAGTTGATTAATTCGTCTAATTCTTTAATTCTTCCTTGGATCTCACAGTACTCATACTCACTGCTTTGCTCCATTTCTTTTATTATTTTAGTTCTATTAGATAGATATTCTACTAATTTTCCTTTTAATTCTAAATGTCCTAAGGACTCGTAATCTTGCCAATTCATTTTCTTTGTTTTATTTTAATCTATTTTAAGTTTTCTAGCCAGTCTATATCGTCTGGATTACTGGCCATGAGTATTTGGTTAATTCTTTTAAAGTGATCACACTCCCAATCTCCACCTTTGTATACGGCAGAAACAGGATGTGATGCTACTAATACGTGGTGTACATCATCGTTAATAAGAGGAGCAAATTTTAAAGCGTCCTTTCCCCAGAAACAGAAAATAAGTCCTGCAGTATTCTCGTTTAGTGTTTTGAATACAGCTTCTGTAAACTGTTTCCAAGGCTCTAAGTGAGAACCTGACTTACCTTCTTCGATAGTCAAAGCAGCATTTAGCATAAGAACTCCTTGCTTAGCCCATGATTCTATATTCATATCAGTGGGGAAGCTTAGTTCATCAGGATAAATGTCTTCTTTGATTCGTTTGTAGATCATTCTTAAAGACGGAGTCACATAAGTTTTCTTTCTAGGAGAGAAAGCTAATCCGTGAGCAATAGGTTCCCCTACATTTCTACCTGAATAAGGATCAAAAGCCAGAATAACAACTCTTACTTTCTGAAAAGGAGTTAAATTAAAAGCCTTAAAGACTTCATCCTTGTAAGGAAAGATAGTTTTAGTCTTTCTCTCATTAGCAATGAATCTTCCTAAGGTATTAAAGTAAGGACTTTCTATTGTGTCTTTTAAGTGATGATACCAATCGTCTGGAATATCAATTAGTTTTTGCATCTTTATTGATTAGCTTACTTCTTTTGAGCGGAGTCCTTCTAACAATAATATTAGGATTAAGAGTAGTACTCATAAGTCCTGGATACGTTTCTTCCATCATGTTTATGATTTGATTGTATCTTGTTTTGTAACTTTTAATAGAACTAGAAAAGTTTAAATGTTGTTTCATAGAATGTATAATCGTAGAGTGATCTCTTCCTAACAAAGTACCTACCTTTTTGTAAGTGTAGTTAAAGTGTATTAAAAGTACAGCTGCAAAATGAAACCTTGCTTCTGTTAGCTCACGTTTACGGCTATTTATTGTAAAATCCTTTACAGTCATTGTGTTTATATCACAAACAATATGCATGACTCCCAACTCAAACTCTGAAAACTTATCTAAATTTACTTTAAGTTCGTGTGCTTTTATCATTGCCAACTTGCGTTTTAATCTTAGCTCTTCTGGATTGATGTCATTTATTACTTTACTATAATACTGTTTGTTTTTAGTTTTCTTTAAAACTAATAACATAATATTATATCGTACTAGTGCTTCTACTTCTAACTTGTCAAAAGCAATTTCTAAAGCTTCGTTTATAATATCCTTAATTCTTGGCATATCTTTATTAATTTTTCTCTTCCGTGGTTTTTGTAAATATCACTTATGTCTTTTCCTAAACTCCCGTGGTGGTATAGTACAGGAATTCCATACGTCTCTGAAATCTTCTTTGCTCCTTCTTCTCCTGCTCTATCAGCGTCAAACCATACATACATATTATCAAATCTTGCTTTAAGTAACTCGTAAGCATTCTCTGATATAGGTGTAGTTTCGCTTCTAACAGCAACAGCATTCACTCCAATAGAGTGTAAGGTCATAACATCTTTAGTGCCTTTAGTAATGATTAGAATAGTTCCTTTGTGTGGTAGCTGAGTATAACCCTCTAGCATACCTCCAAAGAAATTAGTTCTGAATTTAACTTTCTTTTCTGCATAGGGACGATAAAGTTTAAACTTATCTTTTTCCTTATACCGATAACAGGGGTCAAACGTATTACTAATGTACCAGATGTTATCTGCTATCCAAGCTTTGTCTACTTTCCTTACATCATAGAACTTAAGAATCTTTTCTGTTACTCCGAATTGAAGCCAGTACTCTAAGTCTTTCTGTGTAAATTTTGTAACTGTAACTTTGATGGATGCAGGCTTTACCTCTGCTGGCTTAGCACTTTTAAGAGTGGATACTTCCATCTCTAGTCTAAGTCTATCTTCTAAACTAAAGTTCTTAAGTTGGAAATCTGATTCTATTTTATATAGAATGTCTGGATACTCGTAGCTAGTACTCATTTGAGCTATGTCAATTGCATTGTAGTGTACTTTCTCTGTAGCATAATCTACAAAATACAGATTACCTCCTTGACTCCACTTAAAGAAACAGGTAGCATGCTTATCAGATCTGAATGGATTCTTATATTTCTTTCTCAAGTCTATTTTCTCACCGAAGTAAAAAGACATTAGGTTTTCTTGCCCTAGTAAAGCGTATAACGTCTTTACATTAGGTCTTATTTCAATGCTTGAGAGATCCATAAGTGTTGTTTTTAACCCTCCTTCAATAAAAAAGGGGTCACAAAAGTAACCCCTTTTCTAAAAAAGAGAATAGATTACTTTTAATTTTAGAAGATATCGTTGATATCTGTGCTAACAGGACTAGTTGCTACTTCACTAGTATCCCAACTCATCATAGGTTCTGACTCTTTGAAAGGAGTTTCAGTTTCATTTGCGTCAGGAGCATTATTCTCAGTGTATTCTTTGAAAGTAAAACTTCCGTAGAAACTCTTAAAGCCATACTCACCAGTGATTTGCTTAGATACATACTCAGTAATTTTACCTTGTACGTTAACAAATACTTTAGTGCATACGTCTTGATATTTTTCGTCTTTAATTCCTAAAAGAACTTTAACACCCATGTTGGCTTTATTGAAGTGAGCAAAGAAGTCTACTAACTCATTGCCTTTACCTTTAGCAATAGAAGCCCAGTTGTCAAGAACAAATGGCTTTTCCTTTGGAGAGATGTTACCATAAGCTTTAAGCAAAGAATAAACTGTTTCTTCACCGCCTTTAGCTTCACGAACACTCTTCATATCTAATCTACGAGAAGGGTCAATAGATGCTTGATACTCACTTAGAGTAGCAAGGTTCTCAGCCCACGAAGTCTTAGTGTAGTTGTCAATGAATTGTTTCTTGCCTGCTTGAGACATACGGGTGTCATTGTTTACCCACAAAGTAAACTTACCACGCAAATCTGTTTTAAAGTCTGGATGATTTACATACCAAAAGTCAAGACGCATTCCGTTCTCTGACTCATAGGTAGGTTCTTTAACTTTGTCTTCTTCAATACCTAGGATTTTTGCAAGTTCTTTAGCTGTAGGGTTAACACTTACAACTTGGATAGGAGCAAATCCTGTGTACATTTTCTTGCCTGATGAAGGCTCTCTGGTTTCTAATTGATCGAATTTCATAATTTAATTTTGTTTTGTTTTATTTTATTTTTTGCTTTTTACGGGTACTGGTACTTCTTCTGCATAATAACTATCTATTGTATCACATACTGTTTGCAAGTCGTTAGGGATAAGAGTTTCTGCAAACATATCCATAGGACTTTTAGCAGGGTAATTCTTAAAACGATTGGTTACAAAGTGATAAGTTGCTTTCTCATCTTTATCTTCACCTACGTGAGTATAAAGACAGATAGTAAACAATCCTTCTAGTACGATTTGGTTATCCAATGCTTTGCCTATTGTCTTAATCTTCTGACCTACGATATGTCCATCATCTTCAATGTTCTCTGAGTGGGTGATGTAAAATACTTTAAGGTCATTACGAAGCTTACGAGCACTAGTAAGCATATTAGTTACATCTTTTGCAAGGGTAACAAACTTACCAAAACCGATCTCATTGGCTTTCTTCATCATAAGGAAAGACATAGAGTAGATAGCATCATCCATGATGATGTTTTTGATGTGAGGAGCTTTCTCGCTAATCTGTTGTAACAATGCGGTGATTTGATTGATGTCATCTACCTCCATGTAATTTTTAGATTCGAGATTGTAAAGTTTTTCTGCTCCTTTGAAAGGCAATTCTTTCCTTGCTACATTAATAATAAATGTTTCTTTTGGGTCTAGAGTCCTTACAGATGTGGATTTACCAGTACCTGAGGGACCTACGATAGCGATTAGTTTGCTTGACATATAGTTAGTTTATTTTGTTTATTTTGTTTATTTTGTCTCTAGTAGTTTATCTAAATCTTCAGTTATTATTTTCCAACCGTACATAGAAGCAAAGAATCTTGCTCCTGCTTGGCAACGCTTTTTATCTTTAGAAGGGAAACTTAAGATTGCTTTTCTTACTTTACTGTTGTCATAAAGTAATTTAGCTAGCCAATCTATAAATTCTTCTTCCTTCTCCATTGTCCAAGTGTGTTCCCAATACCAAGTAGGAGAATTAAAATCTACTTCCTCGTAATTTTCTCCAATCATACTACACATATGGGTGAGTACTTGGACTAATTCTGGACTAAACTCTTCTTTTTTATTCATTGATTTTAACAATTTTACAATTTTACAATTTTACATTTTTAAATATCTTTCATAATGATTGCCTACAGGATTATTCATCTCTTCAGGCTTTGGTAACTCGTCAAACTTTCCGTTAGCTCCATTAAAGTAAAGTCCTACGCTTGAATTTTCTAAGCCATAGTAGCGGTCTTTAAGGAATTTAAGAGAGCGGTATTTGTTACCTAATAGAGATACATCATAGCCATTATGAACTGCTATGTTATATCTTGCAGGACTAAATATACCCAGAACTACTTCGTAGTCTTGGTGTACACCTTTGTTAATGTGGAGTTCTTCCATAGAAGGTTCTAGTTTCTCTTCCATTAACTGTCCCTTGTAAGTGTAAGTTTGCTTTTCTGATGCAGGAGTCTGCTGATGGACAATGATATTAGCCATCTTATATCGCTTAGAAAACACGTCTAGCACATAATCCTTAATCATAAAGTCAAAAGTCTGATAAGAACTTAACTTCATCTTAGTGTCAGGAGCTATCTCATTAGATAAGAGACTAATGTGGTCTAGTACAAAGAATACCCAATGGTCTTCAGATCTGTATCTGTAGCCTGTAGTAATTCTTCTACCATCCTCTAAGTCTTTGTAGATGTTTTCTCCTATCTGTGGGTTGTCAAAGTATGCTTTTACATACTTAGCTATACCTGTAGGATTCCTTATATAATCTACTACATCTACAATGTTTTGTAAATTAGTGATAAAGGTTTCTGCAGCTTTTATCTTAGTCATTAACTCAGAACTTACTTTATAGTTTCCTATAGACTTTAATTGCTGTACAGTGACAGTAAGATTGTAATTCTGATGTAAATAAATAGATATAAAAGACATCCAGAAATCTGTAGCACTCTCTTCTAAGGCAAAATAAAATATCTTAGGAGTGATTTCTGTATTTCTTGTTGCTTTGTAGATGTTTACGATAGTCATGTATTTTGCAAACTTTGACTTACCTACACCTGATGCAGCAGTAATACAAGTAATAGAACCTTTAGTAAAGCCTCCATAGTATTGAGCCAACCTAGGAAATGGAGGAGCAATAGAAGTTATTCCTCCTGCATCCTTAATTTCTTTGTTTCTCTCAATCTGAGCTATTATACTTTCAAAGTTCATCCTTATAAGATTTGATGACTATTATAGGCAGGTCCACTACCATTCTTCAACTCTTCACACCACTTAGCTAAGTCGCTTTGTTCCACTCCATCTATCTTCTTAGAGATAAAATAACCACACTCTCTGATAAACTTAATAGATCCTTGTCCTTTCAAGGTATCTATGTAAAGGTCAGTAGCTTTTGCTATCTCGTCTAAGGTATAGTCGTACTCTGTTAAGAATTTAATCAATCGCTTAACTACACTTACCTTGTCAGTAGTCTTTCCTGATACTCCTATGTTCTTTGTACTAAACTTAGCGATAAACTCTGTTACCCAAGTAACAGGTATTTCAGGTTGTGATGTTGGATTGTCAATTACTTTAATAGGATCAGAGTGTCTAGCAACTTTAAGTGCAGATATTACCTGACTTATGTCAAGTTCTTCTAGTGCTTTAGGTGTCCAACTAAAAGTGGTTCCATTATTCAGAAGTTTGTCTTCGTAAATCCACTTGTCTATCATTTTCTCTTTGACTGCTAGTTCCCATAGGACTTCGTAGAATGTTTTCTTCATTTTCTGTTGTGGTTAAAATTACGTTTATGCCTTTGAATAATTTCTCTTTATTAAACTTAGGCGGGTCTACAAAGATAAGGGATTCTTCAACTTTTTCCAAGTCTTCCATCCACATTTTTTTCATAAAAAGATAGTCTGGGGTTGATTCCAGACTATCTCCATAATGTTCTATGTCCATAATATTCTTTTGATTCTACTTACTTAATAGATGATTTACGATTAAAGGAATAGCCTAAGCTAATCCCCTAATCTCTAAGAAATCCTTCTTACCAAGCCATACTTGGTGAAAGTCGTATTCATAAGACTCTACCATGTCTTTTGGTATGTTAAAAATACTCTCACAATCTGAACAGGAAGTTTCAAGTAACAAGTCATTCGTGATATGTATAGCATGTCCTAAACAAATAGGACATACACCTTCATCCATAAGAGCTTCATCTACTGTTGTAGAGGATAGGTCTTTTACTTTAAAGTCTACTCCATCTGCACAGTAATAGTGAGAGAGGTGAGTAAGTTCTTTCCTATGTGCAGGTAAAGACATCTCAGGATAAACACTCATAACCCATTCATTGTAGGCTTCATAGGCTGCAAGGTCATCCATGTCATCTTCAACAGATTTAATGTCTTTAGAGGTCTTCCCATCATCTTCCCAATAGAAGGGATCTTTTGTTTTATCTTCTATTTTTACAAAGTCTCCCTTAACCTGATCGTAGTAATAATCATCATAGACGTCCCACATGCTAATTTGCTTAGCACCTAAGCCTAGATGAGATTCACTACTATGTGACTTTTTACCAGAATGCTTAGGAAGGTCAAAAGAAGGAAGAGGAAATTCGAGTGGAATGTTTCTCTCAGCCAACATTGTAAGCATCTCATAAGCAAAGCTAAAAGCATTAATCATTAGATTAACACTAGCTACCTCACTATCTCCATGCTCGTTAAAATAACCACAAGATAAGTTGTGAGAAGAAACTTTAAGTCCTCTTCTACGAAGTCCACCTACGTCAGTAGCTGTACCTGAAGCAGGCTTGTATCCGTATTTCCCCATCAAAGGTTCAATAAGAGTAAGATGTTCAGGATTCCATACTTGATATCCGTTGGTATACTGGATGAAGTCTGTTGTATAAGACCTGCGATCTAGCTGAGTAACTACTAGAGAGTTGTTAAAGAAAGTCATATCACAACAGTTAGTACCTACTAGACCTCTTTCCTCACCATAAGGCAAGAATACCTTACATACAGGCATCATCTTAAGCATCTGAATAGCAAAGCATACACCTACAGAGTCATCTAGACCTAAGCCACATTGTTCGCCTCTAAAGTCATCAAAGCCGAAAATCCACTTATCTGTCTTAAAGATACGCATGCCTACATGATAGTCTTGAGCTGTGTCATAATGAGCTACTACAGTAGGATAATACTCGGCTTCTCCTTTTGTGCAATAGATATTACCGCCTTTCTCTTCTACTGTTACTCCTTCTATCTTAGAGATAAGATTAATAAGCCAATCCTTTTTAAGCTTCTCCATCTCTGGCTGGTAGGTGGGGCTTTGTTGATACATAATATCAAACAGTAGATCAAAGTCTACAGGGAAATTTCCTTTTAATGTATCATCTACTTCACCTAGTTCTTTGCTTTTATATTTATAAGTCATTTTTTTGTTTTTTTAAATTAAGTGTTCTTCATTATTGTCTTGTACCATTTCTTCTACTTCTATTATTTCTTCTGATTCAGGTTGATTTTCGTTTACAAAAGAAAAATTCGAGTAATTAGTAGTACTACTAATAGTATTTGTATTTAGTAGATAGGTTCCAATACCTAAACTTCTAATACCAACATTACTACTACTTTGGATGTTAATAGTAGAATTATTTGTTATAATCTCAGATAGTCTCTTGCTGTTTCTTCTATTTACTTCTTCGCTATCATAAAGATTTTCTGGCTTATTCTCATCATTTGGGTGATAATATACATTGCCATCAGTTAGATAGTCATGTTCATCTAAGATAAAATAACCAAAGCCATTCTCAAATTGCCTAAGTTCAGGATCATCTTGGTGTGCCCATCTATCATCAATTAACCTAATACCTTCATTTGTTAAGATAGAATCATCTTGATAAGTGATAATTGTGTCATCTTCAATGGTATGATACTCTCCAGTTGAATCTGAGTAAATAGCACAATCTTCACATACTCTTAGATCACGATATTGACCTCTCTCAACGTAAATAGTAGTATCATAATGTACAGTATTATCACAGCAACTACAGGTATAGTCACTATCCTCCTCTTCACCCTGACAATTATATTGATAGTAATCACCCCCAGTGTTTCTAAACTCATAACGAAGACCATCTATACAACCATTGGTAAGTATTTTATTAGCTAGGTCATAGTTACATAAAGTATCTAAATAAGGGAATTTATTTATTCCTTCTAAATCTATCTCCATAGAGTAGATTCTTCCTACAGAGTAAAGAGTAGAGTATCCTGCAGCTTCTAATGTGTTCTTGAGTAAGTTTTGTGTTTCGTTTGTTGTATAGTAAATACGGTCAAACATAAACTTACCTTCAATGTTCCACATGATAGAACGAGCAGCAATCTTACTACCTCTTTTAAGCACAGCCATCTTTACTTTGTCTGGAAACTTAGTATAGATGTCAAAGTAGTTTTGACATGATCTGTGACGCATACAAGAGCTTCCTAGAGTACCTGATTGAGCTGCATAGTTCTCACAATGATAAGCATCTTTGATAGCATCTCCGTCAATAATAGCAAAATCATACAGAGGGTTGCTTACAGTAATTAGACTAGCATAGGCTTCTGCAAAAGCAGTAATATCTCTATCGCTATAAGTATCTCCAAATAACCTACGAACAATCTTACCTACTGAAGTGTGGTATCTTTGTTTGTAGTTCCATACTTCTTTAACTTTAGTTTCAGTTTTATTAAAACTTACGCCTAATAGATTATATCCTCCAGTACCTTCGTATCCTGATTGATCTACATGAAAAGATGCACTAGACACTAACCTAGAGTTTCTAATCCTTAGAGGCCTTGAATCTTTTTCCAAGAAGGTATTTTTAAATTCAAAGTTAAAAACATGTTCATTCTGTGTTCTTTGGCCATTTTCCCATAGATAAGAAGTTACTGTAAATTCTTTGTTTTCAGGTACAAATCCCTTAATAGGAAAAACATCTCCTCCTAAGTGTCTAGCAGTTAAAACTAGTTTACAATCATAGTGACCATGATTAGGTTCATGACTTACGTAATTTCTTCTGTAGTGAAATACAGCTTCTGTTCCAGGCTTAATAATGTGTTGAATACCCACTTGACCATTTAAACGATTCTTACGGTCTTCATCTAAATAAGAAATTTTAGTATAGTCAGCTTGAGATAACCCTAGATAGTTACAATACTTGTTTAAAGTAGGTACGTGCGTTAAATTTATAATTTGCTGAGCAATTTCTTTTACTTGCTCAGGTACGTCAGTACTAATAAGTTTAATTAATCTTTTCTTTAAGTCAGGGTGTAGAACAAACTTATCCTGCCTTACTCTTCTTTTACGAAGAGATGCAGCAGATACATGAATAGTTTGCATTTCTTTGTTTGCAGTTTCCATAAACTCCGAGGAGAATGGATCATCAATAATTTGTTGGTTTGGCATATTTTGGTTTTAGTTTAGTTTAGTTTAAATGAAAAAAGCACCCCTAGAGGTGCTTTATGTTTAAGTTTAAGTTTAGTTTAAATGTTTTCTGGTGTTTCTTCGCTGTCGTGTTTGTAACAATGAACGAGTAATAAATTCTTTTCTCCTAGGGCTTTCTTGTGTGCTTTATCTCGTTCTTTTTCCGAGTAAAACTTGTAATCTTCGTTTTTGTGCATTGTCTTAACAATCAGATGAAATTCAATGACTGTACCTTCTTCACTTAGTGTGTACTCCATTCCACAAAGATACTCCATAGATTAGCAAACAATGCTACTAGTATGGACAAAAGGGAAAGAGAGAGGAGAGAGTAGGCGAGGAACTGAGTGCTACTCATACAGTTAGTGTTGTTTATTTTAAATCTAATCAGTCTAAGTTTACACCTCATCGTTAGTGTGTTGTTTAACTTGTCTCCAATATAATACAGCATTGTTAATAGACTTGTTATTTCCATCAAAGTACTTGGACATATCTTCGTACTCTAGTATGATCTTGTTTATCATAAGATTAGCAATCTTTCTGTACATTGTTCTGTCTACTTGAAATCCTAAACTTTTGATTTCAATCTCTAGGGCGAGGGCTTGAGTTTCTGGTGACATATCTCAAAGTTAAAGCTTTTCTGCTTTTTCGTCAAATCTATATTTCAACTCTTCTTTAAACACTCCCTTATAAAACTCAGAGAGTTGATGTTGTGTTTTTAGAATAGCTTCTATATGATCTGAATCTAGGTCTTTGATTGGTTTGTAGACTAAGGGTTGTTTACCATCCTTACCTCTAGTACCCCAATGTAAAGCAGACCTTCTAGTAATATGTGAGCCATCGTCATAGACGCTTAGCTCTTCGTAAGTGCCTACATGCCTTCTTATATAGTCATTACCTCCGTCTACCATAAGAACCTCTTTGGTTATAGCATCTTTATGGGTTAGGTAGTCATGTCTATTGTAAGAAGTCAAGATAGTACCATCAGGAGTTTTAATCCTGTTTAACAATAATCTCGTTTCTGAAGTCATAAGTTAATATATAAGCTGGTTTAATTGTTGTTGTAATCTCTCCGTTAGTCTCAATTGTTTCATGTTTACACTCAAAAGTTTTAAAAGTGTATCCTGCATTAATAAAGAAGTTTAACGAAGTTAAGTTATTTGCTTTAACTCTAGTGATTATATTCACAGGGCTCTTATTTTCCCTTAAAGCATGTTCATGAGCTAAAGATAAAAGAAACTTACCTATTCTTTGTCTTTGATACTTCTCTGCTACGTGAATAAAGGTAATACGGTATCCTACTTTTTTCTTCTTCATTAACAATACAGCTGCTATATCATATCCATCTTGGATAGCATGCACGGATAAGTTGGAATCATTAAAGGATTTCTCTGTAAATACAACTTTAAAGTGGTTTGAGATAAACTCAAAGAACTCAGGTCGCTTTTCGCAATAATAAGATATTTCTGTAAGCATAACGTGTGTCTGGTTTAGTTTTAGCTCTTTTATAGAGTATAGCAAATGCATAACGGCTAATACCTAGTTGTATTCCTGCTTTCTCATGGCTGTAGCCAAAGTCATCTTTTAGAATAAGTGCAGCATATTGTTTAGGAGTATAACCTTGTAAATCTAGTTTTAATTCTGTTTCTATTGTCATAATAATCTAAAGTACTCTTAATTTGTCAAGTTTATCTTCTAGTTTGCCACAGACAGCATTAATCCAACTATCAAATAGTTCTACAAATAAGTAGCCTATGTTGACTATAAGCCCTATAAATCCTAGGAAAAACAAACAGACTAATAAAGTTAGTTTAAAAATAAATAGTGATAGTGTTTTCATAGATTAAGTTAATTTGTAAAGTTCATAAACGCTATTACCTGTTTTAAATTTAAGATAGTTTTCTTTCTGCTCATAGATTTCTGTGATAGAAGTTGTTTGCCAAGTAAAGTAAGGATTAAAAGGAGACATAAGTAATCCACGTCCTATAGCAGGCTCATCATGTTTCTCTTTAAAGTTACCTTTCTCATCAAACTCTAACCAAAGAATTTCTTTAGACTGATTAACTAAGCCATCACGTTCTCTAACTAACTTCCAGTTATAATCATCCTCAATTACTCCTTGCTGAACAGCAACCTTAAGTACATTATCTGTAGTCATTAGCATTGGTATTTTAGTTTGTTTTATTTTACTCATAGTAGTTCTATTTCTTTTAAAATTTCCTTATAGTGTGTTATTTCATTTCTGTTTTGCCAACTGTGGGCTTCTAGGGCTAAGATAATTCGCTTAGCAGCTATTCCAGCACATACAACACCTTCCTTATAACGAGAGTCACAGCTATTAATACCATGATTTAAACTTCCGTTATTAGGAAGGCTGTAATAAAAAGATAGAACTAAGTCATGAGCTTCTGCTTTAGGACCTAGAGGTTCCATTTGTTTGCTTGTAGCTTCCATTTGTTCAGGAGATGCTTCACTAAGTAGCTTTTCAATAAAGGAAGATATAGATTCTTTAGCCATTGTTACCTCCGTAGGTTTCGTTGTAATATTGTTCTGCCCACGTATCTCCAGGTCCAGGTCCTGCGTACAATAAAGTATTAGCGGCATCAATGATTTGTTCCTTCTCCATTTCTTTGGCTTGTTGCTGAATCATTTGCCACGAATCAGCAGTCAAATCTGCGAATGTATAATGCTCAATTAACCACTCCACTGCCGTTTGTTGTTTATTGTTTGTCATTGCTCACCTCCTCCGTAGGTTTCGTTGTAGTATTGCTCACCAGTTATTGGTAGTATACTTTCAGGATAATCAATTCCATGAACTGTTCCTTTGTTGTATGCAGTTTCAATTCTTTACTTCTC